CTTCGTCGTCGTTTAGCAGACGTATTTCCCCACCTTCAATTTTTATTCTTGATCCGGCATAACGGGCAAACATTACCCATTCCCCTTCTTTGCACCAAGGACCATCAGGATATCTCTCCTTGTCCTTGTAACAATCCGGACCCATTCTTAAAACTAAACCACACTGTGACGCAACTTGTTGTCTCTCTAAAGTTGTTTCGGCAAGAATAACTCCGCCTTTCGTTTTCTCTTTCATCTTGAAAGGTAAAACTAACATCCTCCAACCAGTTGGTTGTGGTAGTTTATTTGAATCTTGTTTTGATAGATCTTTTTCTTTTTTGACTCCTACCAATTCTTTATTCGGTAGTTTTATTGTTGATGTCGATGACTGTTCCATGTTGCTCCTTATCTTCTAGCAGGTTAGAGAGTTCCTGTTTAGTTGCCTCTAGGGCTGTTATCTGTCCTATTATATAGTTATATTTTGTCATACTGTCAATACCTCCGGACGTTACGGCCACTGACAGTTCGTCTATTCTTCTATCCATGTATCGTAGAAGTCTATTTATCGCTGTTTCTAGTTGCATTATCTTTCTCCTAACTTTTTCTTAAATTTGTGCACACGATTACGTGCGTTTCTTTCTGCTTTTTTATCTTTCTTTTTTAAAGCTGTGCCCACATCTCTTCTCGCAGACATCAACCCTTTAACTAATTTTTTCTTATATGGTCCTTCTTTTAAGTCGGACACTCTATAAGTTCTACCGTTAAACTTTCTTGTTTTTTCTGATCGCATCCTTACCTCTTTTAAATATGCTTGCCACCTGGCTCTTACCCATAACTTTCGCTCTCTGCTCACCAACCGTAAGGATTTGTATTTTCCTTGCAAATGGTTTGCTGATTCTTTTGACTTTTGCAACAGTCGCACGAGCGTCCGCAGGGGTCGCAAACTTAATTGATACAGTATCTCTAGGATTCTCATCAGTGTAAAGTCTCCTCCCAGAACCCTTTGGTTTTTTACCTGTTCCTACTTTTGGATCTGCCATTGATTACTCCCTTCAAAGTTTTTGCTTGAGCAGCGTGTGTCTTTGATGCTTTTTGCAAACCTTTCATAACTTTTTTTATTTTAGCTTTTGCTTTTTTCATTTTATGCTCCTATGTTTTTTAAATCCTCAATATTATTTATTGGATTTAATTTATTATTCTCAAGTTCATATAAAGGTGCTCCGGTCCTAAAGCTAGTGCCATTAGATCGCTCTCTAACAGTGCCTTTATCAAAGAAAGAGGCTTTTTTTAAAAACTCTTCTTTTGGTAACCAACCACACACTTGAACATTACCAGTTTTTTTATTTATGCTGATAGCAAGAATAATATCATTATCGGTATCTTTTTGATACCCTACAAAATTGTGAACGTAAAAATCTCTCATGTCTACAGTTCTCGTCATGGTTTTTATGTCTATTTTTTTATCGTTTAACTTTAAATCTACTATAGAAAAACCTCCATCATAGGTTGGTAAGTCTTTTCCAAGCGCTTTGTAGATCATACACTCACCAACAATACCTGTGTATTGTTGTTCACGCGTTCCATTAAAACCAGCTAATCTTCTACCAAAATCTTTACTGTTAATTTGTCTATTAGCGTATTGTCTTATTTCATCTGTAAGTTCTAAATTTAACATTTTATATCCAATTTATATTTATATTCATTCTAACATCTTGATCTGTGCACGTAGTGCTTTGATGATTTTTTCCTGAATCAAATATTAAAGCTCTATTTGCTACACTAGCAACCTCTGTGCCATCTTCTAAAATTGTAAAACCATTATTGGTGTTTATATAAAATATCATTCCATGATGTGGATGCTCGTGATCAACGTGAACACCATGTTTAAATATTTTTTCAGTTGATGGATAACAGTTTGCTTTTGCCCTAATTAAAGTAAAAGGTTTTATTCTTTCTAGTAATGGTTTAATAACAGGATAAAAGAAAGTGCTTCTAACCTCATTATCATGATAAAATAGGTGGAGAAAATGATACAAGTCGTTAGCGCCTTTGTATGCATTATCTGTTTTATAATAGTAAGGTAAATCGAATTTAACGATTTGACTTATTTGTTTAAAAACTTTTTTTGGTAAAAAATTATCTATAATTTTCACTTAACATTTCCATCTTCTGCGTGCCTGTCGTAGTCTTGAATTAGGATCTTTCGCAGCTTTTGGAAATTTTTTCATTTGGCCAGCGCTACGTGCGCAGAAGGACTTACGTCTCTTCGCAGCTTTTGATCCTGGTTTGACCTTGCCAGTGACCGCTGTTTTTAGTTTTGAACCGGGATTTTTTCTTCTATAGGCCATGACACCAGCTCTAGTCATACCTGCGCCCTTTTCAGTTGGGCGAAAATTTTTCTTATTTCTTGGTGGCATACCACCTTTTTCAAATTTTGGTCTTACGTTAAAATCTGTTCTCATGGCATTACCTTCTTTCCATAGTATTTTACGTAGCTTGGATTAGACACTTTTACACCACCTAAACTACCTTTAATAAAACTTCCTTTGTAATTTCTTTGTGCTTCTTTCATCATGTCATTCATTTTTGGATTTGGTCTATCGCTAGTTGGAGACATTAAACCTCCTGATCTAGCATTTTTTCTTTTTGTGAATGTTTTTACGTTTGTAGGTTTAGGTCCCACATTGGCAGCTGCCCGTTTTCTGGCAACGGCAGATCTTCTCTGCCCCTCTGTCATAGATCTCGCTTTGGCTAGAGGCACGCATTTTGGATACTTCCTCTTCGCGTCCTTCTTTTGTTTTGAACGGCCACATTTTGCAAACGAACCATCTTTTCGCTTGCTCCCAATATCTACCCATTTTTGATCGAACCATGTTTTTAGACCGGCCATGTTAATACATTTTTGTTTTCTTACGTCTGTCACTCATGACAGCTCCACAACCTCTAGCGATACCGCCCATTTTTAAACCTTGAGCTCTTAATCTAGATGTCGCTTCCATTAAACCGCCACCTTTTTTCTTTGGTCTTTTGATAACGCCTCTGCCCATTAAAACATCTTTCATTGTAACTTTGCCATCACCTGAAAGATCTGGGAAAGATTTACCACCTTTTTTGTACATTGCTCTAGGCATCATTGTCATGCCACCACCCATTTTTCTAATTCTACCACCCATAGCTTTAAACTTTGTCTTTCGTACAAAAGGTCTTTTAGGTAATCGACCTTCATCTTCTGCTCTTTTTACATCTTTAAAATCTTTTATTCCTAGTTTATTATATTTTTCAACCATAGTGTTATACTCTCTTGTTTGTTTCATAACACCCTCTGGCATATTTTTTTCGATAGGTCTTTTTTTAAATATACTTTCTTTTCTTTTTGTTATCTGTCTATCTGAAACTTCTCCGCCATAATCTTTTCTTTTTTTACCAGATGGGTCTTTTATTTTACCTGCACAAATTTTAGATGCGTATGCGTTAGCATATGCAGAGGGGTACACAGCGAATTTTCGCTTTGCTGCTGCTTTTCCTCTAGGACAAAGTTTAGTCATTACTTTAACATCTCCTTAAGTTCTTTGAGCCTTTTCATTTTATTTGGTTTGTAAATTAAATCTTGTGGCTTTTTTCTTTTTTCATCTTCCTTCTGCTCTTTTTTCTTTTTCTTACCCATTAAACCACCAAACATTTTTTTCTCTCTTAATATCTTAATATTTTTTTCCACAGTCGTATTAAGCTTGTCTATGTTCTCCCCCGTCTTTTTCATAGTTTGACCTAAATTAAACCCAGCTGCCTTCATTTTTGAAATACCAGCTTTCGTCTTTACCTCACCAACAGATTTAGAACCTTTAATTTTTGATTTAGGTTTTACACCTGTAATTGTTGGGGACACTTTTGCTTTTTTACCAAGCATGCCAAAACCTTTTTTAGCTATACCAAAGATTCCCATATTATTTGTCCTTTTTCATTTTGGCTTTTTTCTTTTTAGCCATTACAAATGGTTTAAGCTGTGGAGGAACTTTTCCACCTTTTTTGTATCCCTTTGGAGATACTTGCTTATTGTATAATCTGTTTACCATTAATCTATCCTCCGAATAATTATTATATTAAACCGTTATATCAAAAACAACAGCAACTACAAGCCTTCATTGCAATCTAGGCCCCACCATGAAGATACTCAAAGTCTTTCTTTTACCCTTTTTAACTGGTCTTACCCTGTGTAAAAAATGTGATCTAAACATAATAATATCACCCGGTTTACTAAAATCACTAACAATTACTGGGCTAGATCCATTCCATATCTCAAACTCTCCACCTTCATATGGTTCGTCTGACAGGTTAATTAATACGGTTAATTTAGTGTCCTCTTCATGCCCTGGCTGGGCATCTATGTGCCAACCATACTCGCTGTTTTTATCGTAAATATTATAGTTTAAAATGTCAGGATCTTGTAGGTAATATAGGTTAAAATTAAACTCCCTAGAATTTATAATGTAACAGTTTTCAACATTTTCTTTAATTAAAGGTTTTATGTCTCCATACTTAACAAATTTAACTGTAGAAGTTTTTTTAGCACTAGCGGGATGGTCTTTAGACTCAACTAACTTACTATTAATTGTTTTATTAATCTTTTTAATTTTTACTGGTGAAATTTCTTCAGACCAGTGCCACCACTCATGTTTCATTTAGTTTATTTCTTTCCGTTCCTAAATATTTGTGTACCCTTTATACCAAAAATACTCGCAACGACCAAAATCCACAGGTTTGTGAACCAAGATGGAAGTGACTGAAAATATTCAAAGAATAATTTAACCTTTTCCATCGCTTCAGGGTCGTCTGACATGACTGCCCACATTAAAACAACGATGGGGGCCGAAATAATTATCAAAACAAATTCATCCTTATAGTCGTTTTGACGTGCCTCTAAAAGTTTGCCTTGGTAAGCTTCCTCACCACGGGCCATTTTTTCTGCGTGCATAAGCTGTGCATCAGACATAGCCATTTTCGTCTTTTGACGGTTGGCATATATCTTACTTCCAGCTTGCAAAGCAATTTTTGCTAAACTGAACCAAGCCATTAGTACGCCTTTGATTTTCTTCTTTTGTCTGGTCTTACAGCACCTTGACCTTGTACATCAAGTTCTGGTTTTCCAGTGCCAATATAGTTGAAAGCTTTGTCTGCAGTTGTTTTAGATCTAGGATCTACTTCAACTTGCTGCTCGCCAACTGTAACCGGCTTAATTTTATCTAATTTTTGCATTTTAGCTCCTTTTTTTCTTCTTCTCTACGCCTTTTATTGTACCTTTGTTTTTAGAGGCGTAAAAAACTGTCTCGCCACGTTTTTTACCGTACTGTTTCTTCATAGACTTCATAATTTTTTTACCTTTTTCGTTTAGTGGCATTACTCGTCTATCTCTATTGCAGTTATACCTGGTTTATCAGCCTTTGCAAGACTAACTCCAGCTCTTAATTTAGCTAATTTTTCGTTTTGATCCATTTTTTCGTCTACAATGTCCCTTGCTTGCATTAATTTTGCTCTATCAAGCTCTGCTTTTTTCTGATCTGCTTCTTTTTTACGTTCATTTTCCATTGCACGTAGATCAACTTCTCTCGCTTTTAGTTTTAGAAGTGGATCAGAGTCAAATTGTGATGTAATTTTCTTTTCTTCCTTCATAAATTCTTCTGTCATCTCTGCAATCAACACAGCTTTTCTAGCTTCTACCTGTTGATTGATCATTTGTAGCTGTCTTGCAGCGTTTGGATCAACAGGAGCTTGTTGCTGTAACATCTGTACTTGTAATAACTGCTCTCTAAACTCTAATTGAACTTGTTCTTGAGCCATTAAACTGATGTGTTCTAAAATATTCTTTTGTATTGCAGCCATAACAACAGGATTATTTCTAACCATGTTCGTTGACATAAAGTTTAAGTGTGCTGTGATATGTGCTCTGTGATCTTGACCAGGAAAAGCTTGAAAAGGTTTAGCTGCAAGAGCCATAATGTGTTCCATGCTTGGGTCCATAGGTTGAACTGGAGCAGGAGGTGGTAAAACTTGATCTATATTTTTAACACCAATAGCTTCATACATATTTCTATACGCTGCATATAAGTTATGTATCTGTGGGTTAGATGTGGCTAGCTGTAATTCTGTTTGTGCTAGTGTAATTCTTTGTGACATAGAAAAGATATTAGGGTCCGCAACAGGTAAAATATCTACTCTTGTATCAAAGTCTGCTTGTTTAATTAATCTAGACCCACCAACAACATCGTATGGATATTCTGGTGGTAAATACGTTGCAATTATAGCCGATAATAATTTAAATTCTTTTTTCATCGAACCATATAATCTTTTATGAATAGCAGACATAACTTTAGATCCTCTTTCAAGAAGAGCTATCGTTGTGCCCACAGCTGCGTTTTGTGTGCCCTCACCAGTTTGTAATTCTGATATGGCAGCGAATCTCTGACCTGCTTGAACCACAATACCCATTAATTGTAATAGAGTAGCTGATGGTTCTTTGTATGGTAGAGGAAAGAAAGCGTCACGAAGACTCAATCCGCCAATCATATGGATCAATCCAAATCCGTAGAATCCTAGTCCTGGCAGAAATTTAAAGTGGACAAAGTATTGGACTCTTTGTTTTTTTGGATCGTTGGGCGCATAGTTCCTTCTTATCGAAAGAACCGTTCCGCTACCTTCTTCAACAGTTACGATGTAGGGTAGCTTGATACCAGATGGCTCGCCATCTGGACCAATGTCTTCAAAGCCTTCTAAATCTAAATCAACATGACACTCTAACAGAGTGTACATTGTTTGTTGTTTTCCAGATTTAGTTGTGCCTTCTAATTCTTTTTCTTTTTTAGAAATTTCGTCATTAGATGGCATCGTCGGTGAATTTAATTCAATGTCAGAATAAAAACCTGCCACCTGTTGTTTTCTTAAATCATTTTCTGAAATTTTTATAACGTGAATGATAGACTCTGCGTCGTCTAAACTATTTGCTGTGTATGGCACAATCAAATCATCTGCCGGTACAAATTTTGATACGGCTCTACCCATCATGGAGTCGTAATAAACTTTTTTAAATGTGGATCCTGCTAATGGTAAATGAAATAACATTGAGTCAAACTCTGGCTCATACTCTTTCATCTGATCCATAATCTGGTAGTTCATGAAATCTTTTACTCTTTGTGCTTGTTGTTCTTTTTGTGGTGTTGGGTTTCCAAGTATCTGTGTTCTTACTGGTCCATCACTTGGTAATAATTCTTTGTATGCTGTCGCTTGGAACTGTGTTACAGCTTCTGCAAGAACAGGGTGCGTGGCACCTGAAGCACCTTGAAATGGCTCCGTTCTGTTTTCGTATTTAAATCCTAATAGGTCAAGTCCATCAGTGTAAGACTTCTCCCAATCTTTTCTTGATGCTTTGTAGTCTGTGTAATTAGCTTTCATTTCAGATCCTAGAGGATCTAAAACGTCTTCAGGTAAAATATCTGCAAGATTATCAAAATGAGATTCTGTGCCAGGTATGTTAATTGCACCTGGTTCAAAGTCGATCGTTGCACCGCCATCTTCTTCAGGTGTAACTTCGACGGGTAGTTGTTCTTTGATTTCTTCCTTTACCTCGACCTCTTCGCCCGGAACTTTAATCTCGGTACGAGTGTTAGGAAGTCCTTTATCTATATCTGCCATTTAAACTCCTATGATTTTCTACCACGTTTTAATAAAAAATCCAAGCCCTGTGGTGTTGGCCCTTTTTCTGGTGGTGGGCCTGATTCTACCCCTGCTTGCTTTAATAGTCCACCACCGGCTAATTCAACAGCCATTGCTCTGCTGCCGGTAACAGTATCTTTTAAATTATCAAAAGCTTGTTTTCTCACAGCTGCAACACCAGCCTCTTTTTCGGCTCTTTCTTTTGCGACTCTTTGTTTACCAGCTTCAAATTTTTGTTTTGCCTCTTCTAAAGACATATCCGTTTGCACAGGTGGTGCTTCAATAAAACCAAAACCTGTTGGCATGTCCACGTTTAATTCTGTTATCTGCTCTTGTTTAACTTTTGCTCTAGCCTCTCTTTCCTCTGGAGACATAGCTAAAATATCTTTTGTGCCACCTATAATATCTGTACCAATTATATTTCTTTCTAACGCTTCAACTAAATTTTTACCCGCTGCAATATCTTGATAAGTTGTGTAAGCAACATAAGGGGCAACGGCTAAACCTAAAGTTTTAAAACCAGCTGATAAGTATTTTGCTTTTCCTACATCACCAGGAATAGTTTTTGCTACATCGTACATAGTAGATATTATTGGAAGCTTGGCGTTTAATTGTGGAGACACATTTTTAATTTTTTGTAACAAAGCTGCTTTAGATCTAGTGCCTGGTAAATCTTTTAATGGAATCTTTGGACCTTTTTTTCCAACAATTGATTTTGCTTCATCAATACCAATTCTTTCTACGCTTGTATTAATCAGTGTAGCATTTTCATCTAGTATTGGAGTTACTTTATTAAATCCTATTAAACCTTGAAACTTCTTTGGTAATTCTTTTTTAGTCTTATCTACAATTTGTAGTGCCTGTGCATTTAAATCATCAACTCTTTTTAAAAACTTACCATCTTTTGTACTAGCGTAGTTTGCTAAATTGTTACTAATTCCATCTGCAATCCCATTTAATTTTTTATTAAATGGAGCAAGTTTAGAGTTCATTCTTTTAGAAATAAAAGTAACATCTTTTGTTGTAATATCTGTTTCCGCTCCCCCAATAGGCATGATGTGGTGAAAAGGAAACTTATCTGTACCGCCAAACTGTTTTCCTCCTTGAGTTAATAAAAGTCGGCTTTTTCTTTTTGTTTGAAATTCTTTTGGTGAAATTTTCTTGTAGGTTAGTTTAGGGTTTTCTTTTCTAATTCTAGAGGCTGCTCTTTCGAGTCTTCCAATCGCTGCTACTTCAGATAGATTAGGAAAATATTTTTTAGCTAATGCTTTATTAGATAAGCTTGGGTCTGCAGCACTTCTTGGAGACTGTATTCTTTTTTTATAATCTTCTAAAAATCCTTCATCTAAAAGTTTTTTATATTCTACATCTGCTGCATCTTTAGCTCTATCTCCTAATTTTCTACCTACATCTTTAGTTCCTGTTCCTCTTCCAAGTTGAGGATATAATTTTTTTAAATACTCTCCAACAAGTTTTCTAGATGCGCCAGACTTTTTTGATAAATCAGACTGATTAAAACTGTCTCCTGGTTTTATCTCATTTAACAGTTCTATTAATTTTTTTGTTTCTGGTGTAGATCCCACTGTTCCTCCAACTTTTAATTTGGGACGAGTTAGGTACGCCATCATTTGATTGTATTGAGAAATTTTCATTATTCTCCTAGCATGTATGCTAGCCCACCACCTGCTTTTTTAAGTTGAGTCTCACCAACTTCTTCTAGAATTTCACCCATAGAATCTAAACCATCTTCGACATCTTTCATCTTACCTTCGAAATCTGGTTTTACTGTAATCTCTTCATAGTCTGCTGGTAGTCTACCCTCTGCAGTGCTCTTCGGTGTTCTGTAGGCTAATACTTCTTCTGACACTGTTCCTTCAACCATGTCATCACCTACCATAGCGCTACCTTGTTTTTGTTTTTTGATAATAATATCTCCGGTAGTTTGATCTTCTACCATTTCATAATTTTTATATTTCTTACCAACTTCTCTTTCAACAGTTGTAAGTCCTGGTGCGTCATCACCCAGTTTTCTAATTTTATCTACGAGTTTAAAAAAATAAGCTGGAACTTCTTTTGCTGTTTCTGCTACGACGGGTGCTGCTTGTTTTATAGGTGTTACAAACTTTCCAAGAACAGGAATAGATGCGAGTCCACCTAGAATTTTTAAAAACGATCTTCTAGACATGCCGCCTTCTTCAAATTTCATTCTAAAATTAGCACCAACATTTCCTGATGGGGCTACACCTACACCAAGGACACCACCACCTTTTGTAGGGAAGTTATATCCCATGCCTAATTCTGGTGCTCCTTGACTCCCTAAAAGTTCTCTTAACTCTCCAAGACCACCCTCTGTTGGAACATCAAATCGTGGTATTGGAAAGATGGGTTGAAATCCTGTGTTTAACAAATACTCCATTGGATCTCTTCCCATTCTTGGTTCTTCCTCTGGTATAATAATTTGTTCATCTCTTTTTTCAGGTGGTAAGGGTGGACCCATAACTGAATCATCCACTTGATCACCAGCAAATCCTGCAAGGCCACCACCCGCCATGTTTCTTCTTTTAAAATCTTCAAACATCTTTTTAATTTTTTTCTTATTATCTTTGTCTTTTGGTGCTTTGCCTTTTTGAATAATGTCTTTGCCAAATTTCTTTCTTAATTTTTTAACAGCAGTTGCTAACCCACCTTTTGCTTTCTTCTCACCAAACTCTCTCTCCACATATCTTTCTATTATCTTATCTTTTAATTCAGGACGATCATCATAAAAAGGATCGTTATCTAATTGTTGTTTAAAATTTTCTAGGTTGATTTCTTTATCCTGTTCATTCATTTCTTCTAAAATACGTTTCATTTGTCTGTTAACTAAAATACCACCACCTGCGACTGCACCTAGTTCAGGAGCTAGTTTTTCTGGTTCTGTTTGTGCTCTTCGTTTTACACTTTGTAAATATTTTTTGTAAGCTTGAACAGGATTGTTTTCTGACATAGCTTTCAATAATTTCATTAACCCACCACCAACACTAAAACCTATTCGACCACCATCCGCCATTGCATCAGGGTCACCATCAAAATCTTTTAACCTCTCGCCTAGATCTTTTTCTTTTTTCTTCTTAAGTCTTTCAACAGATTCTTTGTTCTGTCTTTTCATTCTTGCTAGAATCTCTGCTTCTGTTTCTGTGGGTCTAGGTTTGAAAGGATTTGTTATTTTTGATTCAGGAAAAGGAATAACTTTTTCAGAGCTCTCTATCTCCTTTGCCATTTTTTTTAAATTTGAAAGTTCACCTGGATTAGGAGATCTTCCCATCTCCTTGGTAAATCTTTTTATCAAACCCATCAAAATAAATTTCATTAGTAATAACTCCTAGGTCTAGGGTCTTTTTTCTCGTCAACGTAATCTTCGGGGTGCGTGATCAATCCGCCCTGCCTGAAGCGCATAATAGCTTGTGTTGTAGAGTCCACAAGGTCGTCGTGATCTCCGTTAGGGAATGCTGCGCATTCCTCAACAACCTCCTCTGCAAATTTCTGATCTGGCGCCCATATCATTCCAGACTCGAAAAGAGGTGCTACGGCATTCACTCTAGCATGTTTATCGTTACCTTTACTAGGAGTGAAATTAATCACCGGTATATTCATCTGTCTTAACTCATATGTGAGTGGAAGTCCAGATGCTTTTGCCTCAATGATCACTGACTCTGGCTTCCAATAATCGTATTGCTGTAGAGCCAAACGTCTTAACTCTGGAAACTCGTACCTACCTTTAATGGCGTCTAGTAGTATTAGATTAGCTGGACTGTCTTGATCAGGATAAAAAATACCCCAGGTCGTGATTGCAGAATAATCCGCAGTCTCTTTTTTAAGAAACGCTGTATCGTAGGATTGTATGACGTGTTGTAGGGGTGGTATATCATCTCTATCATAAACTCTCCACCATTCACGTTTCAAGATTGCACCTTCTTCTGATGTAGGTTGTTGCATCCACTGTGCGTTCCATTTACCGACAGGCAATGAAGCTTTGACCTTTTCTAGTTCTTCCAAGTTCCAATACTCTGGCCACACTGGTCCGTGGTCCATGATTGCCGGAAACTCGACCACGTGCCATTGATCTGACTTTGGTTCTTTTTGATTAGCAACTAGTTTTGCTGTGAGATCTTTGGTTGACCATCTTGTCATCACAAGAACAATCTTACCGCCTGGTTGTAAACGTTGACGTGGTCCTGAAGT